GCTAGACGCATCTTCGCCATGGACTCCCTGACCGAGACAGCTAACGCTGCCATGAAGATGCAGATCGGTTCCCGCCCGATGGCTTCCCCAGGGGACTACGGCGTGGCGCAGAATAATCTGATGAACTTCCTCCGCCTGTGTACACAAGGCATGAACTGCCCCTTCGTGATGACCGCGCACGTAGACCGGGAGACTGATGGCGTGACGCAGACAACGAAGATCATGATCAAGGCGATCGGGAAGGCACTCGCTACCGAAATCCCCACACTGTTCAGTGATATCATCTACACCACACGGGAAGCGGCGACGTTCTGGTGGGACACTGCCGCCTATGGCGTGGACACGAAGACGCGATCGCTGGGCTACAAGTCCAAGATCACTCCGGATTTCGCACAGATCATGGACGTTTGGGCGAAACGGGCAGGAGGTGTGCTGTGAGTCTCGTGCTAATCGGCGACGCTTGCGCTCACATCCCTGCTCACGCGAACGGAGGCAAGGCAGCCTACCGTCAGATAGGCAAGGCGTTCAAGGACGGGGACGGGGACGGGGACCGTATCTCGATCAAGATCGACACGCTCCCGCTGCCCGGCAGTGGCTGGGAAGGCTGGATCAACGTGTTCCCGCCGAAGCAAGACCTCGATCCTGCGCCAGACTCTTCGGAGCCTATCGCAGGAACCAGACGAATCATTAAGTTCTAGGAGAATACCCATGGAAATAAAACGTGAAGTAACCACCGTCACTACCCTCGTGCTGACTGAAGCTGAAGTCGCCTGGCTCCGGGCCTGGCTGCAGGTTTCTTTGCCGAACGAAGCACCTTCCGACATGGTGCAGCGTGGAGCGTTCTTTGCCGCACTTACTCCTCCGAAGGTGGGAGCATGAGTCGCAAGCAATTCACCACTCTCGTCGTGGAAGTTAAGGTGCCGCAGGCTCCGGGCAAGACCCAGAAGGAAATCCTCAACTGGCTCAAGGGCGCTATGCTGCAGGAAGGTTCTCCTTTCGCCAGTTACGCTCATCAAGTCCAGGTGAAGCTCACGGGCCACCAAACGACCTATCTCTAAACGTGTCCGGGGCGACGTTAACAGCCCCTATTTTGTGTTATAAGGAAATTAAACTATGTCATCAGCATTCGATCCCTCAGTGTTCCTGGACGCGCAAGTCAACGAGGTGAATGAAAAGCGTCCGCCCCTGCCAGTGGAAAATCCCGACGACGCCAACGGCCTCTACACGGCAGTGATCGGGGAAATCAAAGCCGACTCCGGCATCGTCGGCAAAGGCGATAACGCAGGCAAGCCTTGGGTTTCTATGATCATCCCGCTGCGGATTCAAGTCCCCCCAGTGGTCCAAGCCCTCGGCGTTCCTGCCGAAATCACCTTGACCGATCGAGCTTTCCTGGACCTTACCCCCACCGGGGGCCTAGACAACAGCAAGGGCAAGAACCGTCGGCAGAAGGACTACCGCGACGCGACTGGCACCAACGTGGCGGGTGTACCGTTCGCCTGGCGCCAGCTGCAGAGTAAGGTGGTTAAGGTGAAAGTGAACCACGAACTTTACCAAGACCAGATTCAAGAACGTCCGGGCCTGATCCTGCCGAGCTAATCAACCAAGGGGGAAAGCGGATGCTGGAGTGCTAGGGGTTCCTGACACGGGCCAACCAGACGCAGCGAGTACCCTTAACTTTTCAAAGGAGTTTATATGGGTCGTTCTTTTTCAGGTAGTACGGTCGGCTATGGCGTTAACGAAGCACAGGGTATTGCCGCACAAGCCATCTCCCGTGAGGATCGCAACGCAATGGATTATTAGCCTATGCAATCTCGCCTTCAATCTTTATTCGAGGCCATCGCCAATGTGGTGCTTGGCTACGGAGTAGCTTTGGGGGCGCAATTGATTGTGTTCCCTTGGTTCTCCATCAACATTCCCCTGGCGAGTAACATCGCCATCGGAGTGATTTTCACTGCCGTCTCCCTGGTAAGGTCCTACCTGCTGCGGAGACTTTTCAACTGGTGGCATAAGTAAGCGCGGATTATCCCGCAATAACTCGCACGGATTATTCATGAAGATAAAACCTTTCATTCCCGTCTCCGAACAGATGTGTACGCTCAAACGACATTCCTGGAGTGTAGCGCGTTTGTTTCAGCTGTCCAAGGAACTCCCCGTGATGGACGTTCCGCTGGAGCACTTGAACCTTTACATCGTGTATGAGAAGCTGACCTTGCGCGAAATGGTCATGCACATAAAGGCCGTGGCCGACGCAGACCTTTCCTTCCCGATTATTCTTGATGAAGACGGAGAACTCATGGACGGATGCCACCGAATTATGAGAGCTCTTCTCGAAGGCGCGCCTACAATCAAGGCTGTCCGCTTTGAATCAAATCCCCCTCCGTGCCAAATTAAAGATATTTAAGGACTCTCTCATGACAAGAAAACTCGCCTCAACCGCCTCAATCAAGATCGCCCCTGATCGTCAACGCAAACACTTCGACCCCGCCAAGCTCCACGAATTCGGTGACGCCGTGGAAGCACAAGGGCTACTTAACGCAATTGTTTTAAGGATTGTTGGAGATGACTACTACCTCGTCGCCGGAGAACGAAGACTCCGTACCACCAAAGACCTTCACGCCCTCGGGCGTACTTACTCCTACGATGGAGAGGTGGTTCCTCTTGGATTTATCCCGTACACGCTCCTCTCCGACCTCGATCCCCTCGCGGCGGAAGAAGCTGAACTCTCCGAAAACATCAACCGGGAAGACCTCACGTGGCAAGAACGCGCCGCGGCCCACGCAAGACTCTCCGCCCTCCGAGCTAAGCAAGCAACCGTCGCAGGCCAAGCTCCCCCGACTGTTGCAGCCCTCGCCGTTGAAGTCCGCGGGTCGAGCGAAGGGGTTAACCAAGAAACCACGCGACGGGAGTTGATCGTCGCGAAGCACCTGGATAATCCCGCCGTCCGCGCTGCGAAGTCCGTGGATGAAGCGTTCAAGGTGTTGAAGAAAGAGGAAGCGCAAGCGAAGAACCAGGCACTTGGCGTGAGTGTTGGACGGAACTTTACGGCGAATGTGCACCAGTTAATCAACGCGAATTCCCTCGAGTGGATGCAGTTGGCACCCGACGCTCAGTTCGACTGCATCCTCACCGACCCTCCCTACGGCATGAACGCAGATGAGTTCGGGGACTCCGGTGGCCTCGCTGCGGGCGGCCACGGCTACGAAGACTCCGCTGCGAACTTCCTCAAGATCCTGGAAGTCCTCGCTCCCGAGTCCTACCGCCTCGCCAAGGGCCAAGCGCACCTGTACTGCTTCTGCGACATTGATTGGTTCCATACTATGAAGACTGCATTCTCCGCCGCAGGCTGGAACGTCTTTCGTACTCCGTGGTTCTGGTATAAGAAGGCCGGAATGCGTGCACCTTGGCCGGAGTGGGGTCCGCAGCGGAAGTACGAAACGATTCTCTACGCGGTGAAGGGGAAGCGTCCAGTGCTCAAGATGCTCGGGGACGTGCTGGAGTATCCCGCCGACGCGAACCTTGGCCACGCAGCGCAGAAGCCGGTGGCCCTGTACGCCGACTTGCTCTCCCGGACGTGCCTCCCTGGCCAGCGCGTTCTCGACGCGTTCTGTGGCAGCGGCCCAATCTTCGCGGCAGCGCAGGAGCTGAAGGTAATCGCCACCGGGGTGGAGATGGATACAGCTTCTTATGGAATAGCAGTGCAGCGGATTCAGCACCTGAAGACTTCGTCGGACGACTTACTTGAAGGGATTTGATGTGGACAAATTCCGTGGAATCCTCTGCATCTTTCGCTGCGCCTTTTACATCAGCTGGAGAATCTTCCACGCCAAGACCTGGAATATGCTTTGGGCCGACTTGGAGGAACTCGACGGAACTCGTAGTCGCTTGACCTACAGGCGCACTGCAACTGGATACACAATAAATAAGTAGGAGCTATATGTCTAATTTTGGTTTAGCTCACGCTAAAATTCAGGGAAAAGCAATAGTTGTAGACTCAGACTATCCGGGCCGCTTCCCCGAAGTTCAGCGCAAAGACTCTTCCAGCTACTTAGAAATACCACTAACCGTAGCGCAATACACACACTTAGCCTTTCTGCTGGAATCAAGCTCTGAGCTGTTTTTCAGGGAACTTGCAGCGGACTGTCGGGCAGCTATAAAACAACTGGAGTTATAATGCAAATCAATGGCGAAGGCCCAATCCCTACACGAGTAATGATCGTAGGAAAAGTATTTAACATAGGCTTTAGACGGGAGGCTAATTATGCCTGCGCGTAAGTCTCGCTGGGATTTTTGGGGGCGTGTAAGTAAAGCGGGCTATAACGAATGCTGGGAATGGCAAGGGGCTAAGTCTGCGTCAGGCCACGGCCGCGTCATGGCGGAGGGAAAAATTTGGTACACGCACCGACTTGCTTATGAGTTCTCAAAGGGTACTTTACCTGCGTGGAGCTTTGACGCAGAGGTACAGCACAGCTGTAATAATCCTGCTTGTTGTAATCCCTTACATCTTTGGCTAGGAACACGCAAAGATAACATGAAAACGGCAGGGGAGCAGGGCAAGTTATCGCGTAAAGGTTGCGCAAATGGAAACAGTAAGCTATCGGATGAAGCTATTAAAGCTATACGAAGTGACCCAAGAACTTCAAGAGTGATAGGAGCAGACTATGGAATATCGCATCGGCAAGTTCTCAACATTCGTAACGGAATTAACTGGAGTGTTACATGATAATAAATGGCGAGGGACCTATACCAGCACGTATATTAATCGTAGGGGAATTCCCCGGTGCCCAGGACCGAGTTCCTTTTGACGGGGCAGCCGGGATGGAGTTGAATCGGATGCTTCATGAGGTGGGCATCATGCGGAGCGAATGCTACACCACCTACGCTTGTAAAGAGCGCCCACCCGGCGGGCAGATCGGGGAGTTCGTAGCGCTGAAGAAGAAGGACATTGGTCCATACCATCAAGCTATCCGCGGCCTGTACTGCACGCCCCAGATCCATCACGGCATCCGCTCCTTGGAAACGGAGATTGAGATGGTCCAGCCGAACATCATCATAGCTATGGGCAACCTGGCCATGTGGGCGCTGACGGGTCACTGGAGCGTGCTGAAGTGGAGGGGATCACAGCTGATGACGGATAAGGGCGTGAAGGTAATTCCGACTCTCACCCCTGGCGCAGTCATACGCGAGTGGCCGCAACGTGCAGTCGTCCTCTCCGACCTCCGTCGTGTTAAGCGCCACATGACTACGCGCGGGTACTCCAACAAGCCGGAGTGGAGATTCATCGTCCGTCCCAGCTTCGATACAACAATAAACACCTTGGGGAAGTTGCTTATCCAGGCCGAGACTTCCGCCGACCCCCTCTGGATCGACTTCGACATTGAAACTCGCAGTGGGCACATCGACTGCATCGGGCTCAGCTGGACGCTCGAGGACGCCATCTGCATTCCCTTCATGGCTCGCGGGAAGCCCCTTGGCTACTGGGAAGCCGAGCAAGAAACCCACATCGTCTACCGCCTGTATAAGCTCCTTACCCACAAACGCGTGAAGGTACGCTGGCAGAACGGTCTCTACGATGCGCAGTACGTTCACCGGCACTGGCACTTCATCCCTCACGGCGGCCAGGACACTATGATCACACAGCACAGCGTCTTCTGCGCGCTGCCGAAGGGCCTGGCCTTCATCGCCTCCATGTACGCTGATTGGTATGTGTACTGGAAAGACGAAGGGAAGATCGCCTCCGACGTACCGGAAGAGCAACGCTGGACATACAACCTCCAGGATTGCGTCTACACGCGGGAGTCCGGGGAGGTCCTGCAAATTACTGCAGAAGCAATGAAGCTCAAGGAGGTCGACTACCATCAGCAGAAGCTCTTCTACCCAGTGCTCAACGCAATGATCCGAGGCGTTCGTATCCGCCCGGAGGTCAAAGCTCAAATGGTCCTTGACATTCAGGAAGAGCTCTCCCATCGCGAAGCTTTCCTCCACAACATTCTTGGCCACTCGATCAATCCCGGATCATCCAAGCAAATGCAGGCCCTCTTCTACGACGACTTGCAGCAACCCGTGATATACCAGCGCAAAGTCGTCCAGGGTCGCACCGTCATGGCGCCAACCTGCAACGATGAAGCGCTCACCAAGCTCGCGGCCAAGGAACCTTTAATCAAACCCATCTGTAACTGCATCGCGGACATTCGTACCTTACACAAGTTCCTCAACGACTTCGTCATGATGCCCCTGGACGAAGACGGCCGGATGCGTTGCTCATTCAACATTGCTGGAGACGCTGGTGGAAAATCTGCACCTTACTCATACCGACTCTCGTCGTCCAAAAACCCTTTCGGAAGTGGAGGAAATCTGCAGACCATACCTTCGGAGAAATCTAAGTCCAGCGGTAAGGCAGCTGCTCGTGGATCTATGGACTTCACCCTCCCTAACATACGAGCAATGTATGGCCCAGACCCAGGCTTTACTTTCTTCGACATGGACCTTGACCGAGCCGACCTCCAAATTGTAGTGAGGGAAGCGGGGGAGCCCGACTGGATCGCCGCCATGAAGTCCGGCGTGGATATGCACTTGATGAATGCTTTCATGATCGCGAAGAAGCCGATGCCTCCACTGGAGGAACTGGTTGAGTCCCATCCGCGCTATGCAGATCACAGAATGCCGCTGAAGCATGCACGTGAGTTTGCCAAGGTGTTCTGCCATGCGACGAACTACGGAGGTGGCGCGAAGACAGTTGCGGCTCACACAGGCAAGTCTGTACACGAGATCGACCAAGCGCAGAAGTACTGGTTCTCCGCGCACCCGGGTATCCATCAGTGGCACCAACGGACTTTCGAGCAGATCAACAAGTACCGCTACGTAGAAAACAAATGGGGGTATAGATGGTATATATTCGACCGGCTCGAGGCACTGCTTCCTGAAGCACTAGCCTGGGTTCCTCAGTCAACCGTGGGGATTCTGATAAATCGCATCTGGACTTCCTTCTACGAGAACATCCCCGAGGTGCAAGTGTTACTCCAAGTACATGATAGTTTGGCCGGGCAACTTCCTACTCACAGGGCCTCCGTCCTAATTCCTCTCATGGAGAAGTACTCCCGTATCGAGATTCCTTACGAAGTTCCGTTGATCATTCCAACGGGAGTTAAGACTTCGACCATATCCTGGGGAGATGTAGCGTAATGACTAACAGACACTATCCTGACTGGATCAAGCAGTACACGGAGTACGCTTCGGTCACGGAAGCTCCCAAGCGAATGCACTTCTGGTCAGCGATCGGCACGGTAGCGGGGTGTCTCCGCCGCCGAGTCTGGCTGGACCAGAAGCGGTTCTGTTGGTATCCGTCGTTCTATATTATTTTCGTTGCACCACCGGGAATCGTAGCCAAGTCCACGACCATCGACATCTCTACCGACCTGCTCAAGCAAGTCCCTGGGATCAAGTTCGGCCCGAACGCCATCACTTGGCAAGCCCTGGTCGCTGCGTTCGCTGCCGCATCGGAAGCGTTCGAGTACGAAGGGGAGTGGCATCCAATGTCGCCACTGACTCTCGTAGCATCGGAGCTGGGTTCCCTCCTCAACCTGCAAGACAAGGACATGGTTAACTTGCTGATCGAACTCTGGGACGGCAAGCGGTCCTATGAGAAGATCACGAAGATGAGCGGCAACGATACAGTAGAAGCTCCTTGGATCAACATCCAAGCCGGTACGACGCCGCATTGGATTGCAGATAACATGCCGCAGGCAATGATTGGAGGTGGCCTGTCCTCTCGCTGCATCTTCGTTTACGCGGACAAGAAAGACAAGTACGTTGCCTACGTGGACGAGGCGGTAAGCAGCGGGGATGCGATCGTGCGCGAGAAGTTAATCCACGACCTCGAGCAGATCAGTATGATGACGGGACCATTCTCCCTCGCACCGGACGCACGCGCCTGGGGTTCCGACTGGTACCGCCGGTTCTGGGAAGACTCGGTATCCCGTATGGATGATCAGATGGCGGAAGGCTACGCCGCCCGGAAGCAGACTCACATGCATAAGGTGGCTATGGTGCTGAGCGCTTCCCGCGGAGACTCTCGCGTGATCTCTCTCGAGGACCTTCAGCTCGCCAACATGATGCTGGAAGATCTCGAGGTCGACATGCCGAAGGTCTTCTCCCGCATCGGTCGTAGTGAGATTTCTATGCAAGCTGAGCGCTTCATCGAGTTCATTCAGCGGAAAGGGGAGCTACCTTACGCCGATGCTTACCGTATGATCCACATGTACTTCCCCGACTTTCGCGACTTCGAGGGGATCTTGACCGGGGCGATTCAGTCCGGGCAGGTGAAGATGGTAAACACTACGCGAGGGATAATGCTGCAGCCAGTGGCGCAGAGTGTGCCTGCTACGACTCCTGTGAGCATCACTCCTGATACGCAGTTCTGATAATTCACGCGGGTTATCCTAAAATAATCCGGGTGAATTTTCCGTCTTACTTCGACAGGTTCTCAATGGTCACATCTTTTGCCTTGTTCGCGCGGGTAGTGCCGAATTCAAAGTTGTAGATGTTATCCAAGTAGCCAAGAAAGCGCCCGAGTACAAGGGTCACAATCCCCTTAGCATACTCATCCATCTGCGACTGAAGGGTAACCCATACCAGCGCGGCTATCAGCAGCACCGCCAGGATGTACATCGAATCTGCCCTGTAGTTGTGCGTCGACAGTGCAGTGTCACGTTTCCGCGCATCTGCCACATCGGCCAGATACAGCGCATCCATCTGCAGCTCATTCGCCATCACGGACTTACGGAACTCCAGTACCAGGGAGGGGTCTGCCTTGAGCGCGTCGATAACCTGGTCCGCGGGTTTACCGGTAATCTGTGCAGCCACGTCCACTACCTTCTGCGCAGCGTCTCCCGCTTTGTCACTCCCACTGATCCAGCGAATGATCGCCGGGGCAAATTGCGACAGCCCCATTGCAATTGAGATTGGGTCCATATCAGTTATCCTCCGTTGCGTACATAAGTTGCTTGGCGATCCGCCGCGCCCATCCCTTGCCAGCGTGTTCCCAGTTAGCCAGGTCCGTCATGAACTGAAGTCGTAACCCGATGTACTTCAGCAGCACGTCGTTTAGCTCCATACCCGCAAGCGCAACGGCGCTCCGCGGACCCCAGTGCCCATCATCCGCCGCGCCTACTGCTTGCTGAAGTTTCCGAGTGGCTGTTTGTATCCCCGAGTTGACCGCGAAATCAAACGCTTGATACCGCACGGCAGGATGCGCTTCGGCAAGGGGCTGCCAGAAGTCTCGCATGTAGATCTCCTTTGCGCCTTCCTTGGTTAGGTTTTTAATATCCACGTGAGGGTAGCTACGCTTACTAATCCCCCAGTTGGTTTCACCACCAGGGTCTTTCGGATCGTTGGAGTAACGCCCCTCGTTACCGAGTAGGCGGGTGAAGGCTTCTTCAAAGGTGATCATTGGAATTGCTCCTAAGTGTGGATCAGTTACGCATTCACTGTGTATGTTATGCTACCAACCAGCTGAAAACCATTTCCGGCAGGATAAGTACCATCATAATTCAGCACGACCAGAGTAGAGTTAAGCGAACTAATAGCAACCTGCAACATTTTGTTATTCGTCAAGCACTTACCCGCTCCATAGGCAGCGGTTGCCGATGGTAGAACTAATCCCGCAATATTTATCTGTCCAGCCCCTGTGCCATTTGTAGTAATGATTACGTTAAACTGTACTGTAACTAACTGTCCGACTTTCTTCTGGTACCCCGAGACGATGCCGACTGTAGTTATCGCTCCCGTCGAAGCAGTAACCACTGGAGTAAACAAATCGTAAAAGGCCGCGGAGCCACCTAGCAGTGGTACTGGTACGTTTGAGCCTAGCCAGATATCTGCGCCAGTAAGCCGAAGCGCGCTGACGTTAGTTGTCCCCGCGATCATTGACACAGTGGCGGTACTAGCGTCTTCCCGGAACTTCATCCCTTCAAAGGTGACGGTTTGCACGGAAAGCGCAGTAACGTTAAGTTGGTTGGTTATATTAGCTTCGCAGTGGGCTAAGAAAGCCAAGTTAGAAAACACTGTTTGCCCTGCGCCCGCCAGGAATTGAATCGCATCCGTCCCTGTAGCGTACAGATAGCCAGTAATGCTCAGTTGATTTACGTTCGACAAAAACAATGGAGAGCCGCCGGCGGTCTTCAGCAAGTTGCAGTTGATAATCTCATGCTGGCGGCAGCTGTCAGAGGAGTTCTGCGGACGAGTCGTTTGAGTAAAGATGGTAACAGGAACTATATGATGCAGCCCATCAATTGCCAAGCAGTAAGACGTACCACTTGAATCGTCATTCTGGATGGACAAGTTCAGGTAAGTGTTCCCCTCACCCGAAGCGTTTAAAATCCCGGCGGTAGTGAAGAAACCTACCATACGCACGTTGTCAAAGACGTGGCCACCCGCGGCATGGGCTGTGAGGTTTATGCGCCCAACTTGAATTCCAACTGCCGGGCGTAGGGTAGAATCTCCGATGATAGTAACATCCCGGAAAACTCCGGCCACGCTACCCAGGCAGTCAAATACGGTCTGCCCGGTCATTGCGGCTATGATTAAAGAGCCGGTGGCGAGTATCCCCCAGCCGCCGAGAGAGCCGAGGCCAAGGCAGATAGACTGCAGATCGATAGAACCCTTCAAAAGATACGCATGTCCTGGGGGAAATAGTAAGTACATCGGATTAGCTGCATACCCACTAAGTGTTTGCGCGAAAGTTTTTAAGTACGCAGCAGCCCTGCGAACCGCTGCCGTGTCGTCCGTTACCCCGTCGCCGACAGCGCCGAAGTCCATGACGGACACCATCTCGCCAAGTTTGCTGCGTACTGTTCGCGTCACAGCTCCCGTTCCGGGGGGAGTGTACGTTACCAGCGCCGAGCCTGTAGGGTCAAACCGCAGAGCGTTGACCTCATTCAGCCAGCTCGCTTCGATAACAGTTGTCTTGTCAGTAAAATTTGTAGAAGGCATGAAGATTTCCTTTAGAAGTTAGCGCAAACCAAGATCAAGACCAGCTGTGGCGCAGCCAGCAATTGCGAGCCCCGCAACCGCCTGCCGCCCTTCGATCGAGCAAGTCGGGCGAAAGTGATCAGCAGGCATCGGTTGCGTCCACGGAGGCGTGATAACGTCCGGCACTGCCCGTACGAAGTCTTGTGGCTGCCGGGGCTCCCAGTGCTCGAGGCAAACGAAGTACCCTTGCCAGTTCTTTTTAAGGTCGGAGGCCTTACGCTTGCGTCCGCACTCAAAACAAGTGGCGTTCCAATTACCAAGGTCTAAGAAATCTGCGCGTCCAGTCATTGTGTACTCCTTGCTTTAAGTGCCGCCTTGCGCTTACGTAATTCATCCCGTTGGAGACGCTTTAGCTTAAGCGCCGGGTTACGAGCTTCCAGTGCGTTCCGGCGATCCAAGCGCTCCTGGCTGGCCTTGGACTGCGCGGCCTTTTCGTTCCCCCCAAGCTCCCTGTTGTAGATCGCCCGGCCAGCTAGCGGAACCAGCGGAACCAGCTTCTTCGGATTGCTCATCCCTTCGCCCAGGGTCTGCGCCACACTGTATGCTGGAGGAGTTAGCATAGCCCCAGCAGCGGAGATCAGCTCTTTCCCCGGAGCCGTGCTGCGTGGGACCTTGTCCAGTGTATAGCGACTAAGGCCAAAGTTCTGCGCGAAGTTGGAGATGTAATCAATCTTATCCAGCTCAAGCGGACGGCCCATAATCCAATTCTTTACAGCATTCGCAGGCACCGCTACGAGGGACAGGGCTGTTGCGTACAGGGCCAAGTTCTTCAGCCCAATCGCCACCTTCTTCGGGTCACCTGTCTTGATCTTATCCCAAGAGTCCCGGCGGATCACGTCCGCTTGGGTGAGCATGAATTGCTTCAGGTGGTATGCCATCCGCGCGTCTGGGTGAGCGTTGTAGAGCTGCGGCGCTTCCGAGCGGGAAGTCGGGCGAACGTCGGACAGTTCCTGGTACAGTAACGAATCGACTAGGGGTGTGCGGCTTGTCCGAGTGGAAGCTTGCAACTCCTTCAACAGTTGCGGGAAGTCCGGGCCATAGTCGGCTGCCCACTTTTCTGTCAGCTTGGCAATACCCGCCGGCGTCTCGACTAGCCGCTTGTTCTTCAGGAAACTCGCGGTCAGATTCTGCGAGATGCCTACCTGATCAAGTGTGGCCAGCAGATTCACTTTGAGCAAAGTACTGAGCAGCTGCCCCGTCGGCCGCTTGCCAATCACCTCTTCAATCACGTGATTCGCCAGACCAAACTCCGAGGGCTTAATCCCCCGGCGCGTAAGAACCATCCCGAGAGCATCTGCAGCTGGCTTGATTCCGTGGTGGTAAGCCGACAACAGCGCTTCGGAAGTCTGGATGAGGCCGGAACCGACTTGGCCAAGCAGTGCCGCCCCGCTGAGATTACGCACGTCCTGCAGCCAGGGTTGCGGGGACATTTCCCCTTCGATGAAACGAGCGCGAAGGATGTTCTTGACCTCAACTGCTTGCTCCGGCGTCATACGTTTTTCAGTCAACGCTCTATTGACCAGTGCTCCGATAGAATTCTCCACGTTCGTGTACTTGCCGCCGCCAGCTCCCTCACTCGTGCGAATGTCCTTGCCGAAGAACTTCGCCGTCTGGATATCCGACACAGCCGCATGACCGTAGTGAATCAGCGCATCTTCCAGCGTGTGGTAGAAAGGTCGAGTTTCGTCAGTTATGCGCAGACGTCTGCTCTTGGCATAGCCTGGCTGGAAGGAAGTAGCCGGATCGCGCAGGAGGTAGTCGTTCATGAGCAGGGAGTTTTCCGTTTCCGTCAATTCCCTGCCACGCTCCTTGAGCATCTTCACGTTCGCCTTGTGCAGCATGTTCTGCAACCCTTCCCGCACCGGCGTATCCAGCGTAGCCATAAGGCCCTTGTAGTCCTTCACCAGTAGCGGGAGGTAGTCGGGTAGACCTTCCTTGAATCGCCCGAAGTCCTTCAGCGTGCTCTCCACACCGCCGAGGAACTCACGTACCTTCGCGTAACCGGCAGCGAGTTCTGGGTGCTTCTGCACAAGCGCTTTCATGCCCGCACCATCCGCCGCGACATAGGCCCGATCCAGCGCCATGCGCTCTGGCACGGAAAGCTTTTTCACTGGTTTTGTAAATGCGCTGATAGCATCACTAGCCGCCGAGATCTCCTTCGACGCTGCCATCTCCATATCCCGTACACCCCGGCGAAGCTCTGGGTCAATGTGCATCAACCGCGTAGTGCTACGGCCCAGTGCAGAGTCTACCGCTTTCGTGCCAAGGGCAATGCCGCCCAGGCCAAGGATACCCCCGATGATTGCGCCCTTCTGCGGATCGTCAGCCAGGGCCGCTCCGAGCAGTGCGCCACCTCCGGCCAGCCCAGCTCCCTTGAGCAAGTCCTGATCCACGCGTCCTGCTTGCAGGTCCTTGTACTCCCGTAGCGATCCTTGCAGATTCTCCTTCGCACGGGAGAACCCCGACCGCACGGTGCCGATAGGGATATTTAACTTCGCGGCGGTCTCCTCATAGCTCAGTCCTTCCATCTCCAGCGACTCGAAGATAGCGCGTTGGTGTTCAGGGAGTTTATCCAGCGCAGTCTGCATCCGGCGGCCAAGATCGTTTGTCGCTGCCACATCCTCCGCGGAGCGATACAGCTCAGGATTCTGCTGCATGGTGTACGCTTCCGGCGCGGAAGTCCCTCCGGTTTCAGGGTCCACCGTCATGGATTCCGTCTGCGGACTCCGCTTGGCACTGTCCCATTTGTTCAGCGCTTCGTTCTTAGCGATCGTGTGCAGATAGGTGGAGATGGACGAGTCCCCCCGGAAGGCCAGCTCGTTGTCCGCCGGCAGCTTCATTTTCTGAAACGCCTTCTCGTAAGTGCGCTGGACGATATCTTCCACCGGGAGTTTACCTTCTCCCTTATCCCAGCTGCTTACAGTACGGAGTAACTGTCTGTGCGTGTCTTCGTAGATCTTCGCCGCGGCCGCTTCACCCTCACGCCCGCCTTGGCGGAAAACCTCCAGCAACTTCGGCTCTGGTACGCCCTCGAATTTTCCCTTCAGCATACCCGCAGCTCCCAGTCCCATTAGGCCTAGTCCAACATCGCTCGCTTTATCCGGGGATAACGCGCTCGGAGATTGATACCAGTTATAAAGCGCCGTACCCGCTACGGCACCAAGGCCCATGAGTCCGAGCACCTTCAGCAACGCCGGATCAGCGGCACCGCGCTGGAAGTACGGTTTCCCTTCTGCGTTGACGATAGCCTCCTGACCGGGAAGGGGTTTGAGCTGGCGAATGGCCTTCGCCTCTTTCGCGGAGATCAACTCCCCCGCACGCAGCTTGGCGATGCCCGACTGTGCGTAGTCCGGAGCTTCCCCCAGTACCGTCGGCTCTTCTATCCGCACCTTCGGAGTCAGGCCGGGCCCCTGCGGCGCTTCCATCTTCGGCGGTTCCACCAGTCCGCGGACCATGTTATCCCACTGCGCGCTGCTGCCCACTTCCGGCTCAGCTTTCTTTTTCGCAAACGCTTCATCCAGGGGGTGGCGCTTTGCCAGCGCTTCCTTCACCACAGCGTCAACGGCCTCGGCCTTCGCGGTTCCTGCCGCCACGTCAGCGATCTGCTTATCCACGGCAGCCTGGGCAATACGCGCCTTCGATTCCCGGATAGCTTGATCAGCAGTCAGCGCTTCCCCCGTAGCATTCCCGCGAGCCTTCGGCACCTTCCCGAGTCCCTTCACGCCCAGGGAATTAAGCAACGTATCTCGCACGGACTGCATAGTTTCCAGCGAGACCAGTCCTCCCGTAGCGGACTCCGCCTTCGTTCCGGCCACATCTGACAACTCCATTCCCTTCGTCATCAGTTCATCAATCTTCGAGCCGCTTGCATCCCGCTGCAGCCCGAGCGCCGACGTCACCTTGCCCCAGTCCGCATTCACCTGATCCGCGACGGAGCGAGCGTTACGCCCTGCTTGCTTCGCGGGTACGCCCCGGACTATGTCACTCACACGAGACGCTGCGTCCATACCCACGCCAGCGATCCCGCCCGGCATCCCTACGAGCATGTTTGTAGCAGCCTTAGCTTCTTGCTCGAGCTGCTTCGTGCCTTGCTGAAGTGAATTCTCCACGGGAGCCATCACGTCGGAGACTTTACGGTACGCCGTCTTAACCCGCTCCCATAAGGAGGGCGCTGGAGCCTGCCCGCCCATCTGCTCCCAGCTCACGCCACCTTGCGTAGTCGCCGCGGTGGGGGCTTCCGGCGTCGCAGCACCTAACCCCGTCATCTGTTCCCAGGAGCTTGTATTACTCGTCGGCATCGTCGTCTCCTTCGCCGGTTAAGTCTTCGTCCGTGGCAGGAGCGCTCGGGGCTGTGTAAGCTGCCTGCACGTGAGGCCGCCCAATCGGATTCCCCTTCGCATCCAGCCCGATGATGTCGTACTTCACGCCACCAGCTCCCGTGTAAGTCTTTCCAACTTCAACTAAAGCCGGATCAAGCGGCATGGGCGGAGCCGTCTTCAGCGCAAGAGCTTCCATCCGCGCTTGCGTCAGGGCGGTCTGCGCCTTCTTCAAATCCGCAGCTTCCTGGCTTGTCGCCCCGCCGTACTTGGCGCGAAGTGTCCGATCTTCCTTCAGCGCGGTTGCCCGTGTCTTAATCAGATCAATCGCTGCGTCCGCCTTGGAAATCTGAGCATTATTCAGCCGCCGCTTCGATTCCGAATCCGCCTGCTCCCGTGCGAGGTTGGCACGCTTGATGGAATCCTGGCTTGCCTGTTCAATCGCCCGTAGCACCGGAACGTCCGTGCGGTAGTTTCCTGTTAGCTCTTGCGGCAACAGCTTCCGCGTTTGCGGGTCCATCAGTATCGCCGCGTAGTTCGCAGGACTCAGCGCAGCCGACCCTGCCACGTTCCCGATCTGCTCAAACTGCGCGATCTGGCCCTTCGTAGCTTCCAGCGAAGCCTTGGAGTTATTTGCCGCCGCTGCCGCTTCCTTCTGATGAATGTCGGCAACCTGCTTGCTCAGCCCAGCTGTAGCAGAAGGAGGTAATCTCCCGTTAGAGAATTGCAGCAACCGCTCCAGTGAATCCGCTGCCGAAGCGCGCATGATGGAGCCGCCGCTCGGCAAGTCCTTCACTGTCATCACCGTTCCCTGGGCCACTCCTGAGTCCGACACCTGCTTCCGTGCATCAGCTTCTGACTGCATGAACTGCGACTCCAGATCCGCCATACGTTGCGCTTGCGCGTTCGTCGCTTCCTTCGCGCCCGCCTCCGCCGCGTACAACCGCGCCTGGGCTTGCTTCGTCTGCAACTCCGCTGGCTGCATCGCGATATCTCCCATCAACCGCTGCGCCTGCAGCCCTTGGTTCTGATAGTCCTGCTTAGCGATGATCCCGTTAGGGGCTCCGAAAAGTTCAGGCATTTGAAGCACTCCCCAAGCCATTCTTAATCATGTAGGATTGCAACCACGCGGGCATCTGCGTACCGGAGGACGTGCCGAAACCAAGCGACCCGAGACTCGCCGACGCCAGGGAGTTCGCTGAATTATTCCCAGTCAACGCCGTAGACACTCCGCTGTTTGTCGCCCCGCTCAACGTAGCGATCCGGTCATTCTGGTATTTCAGAGCTGCCTGCGCCGCTGCCGATGCTGCGTAGCCTCCGGGCTGCTGTGACCCAGAGCGAGCTGCTGCTTTCATCGCGGCTTCATACCCGGCATCCCCGGTAAAGTCTCCATTCACCACCTTCTGCAACTGGGCGCTGGCAGCTGCGGAAGGGGCAGAGGCTACGCTGGCCAAGTCCCGCTGCGCCCCCGCTTGCTTCATGCCGTAAATCCCCGACGCCAGTGACATAGCCGTGTCAGTCCAGTTACGTTCTGGACTACTTGTTGGCGCGAATCCCGTGGAGCCTGCCGCAACTCGCCCAAGCGTATCATTCACAGCACTGCCGGACCCATACGCACCGTAGCTAGGATTACTCGCGGAAGCTGTACGCAAGGCATTCCCGAGAACGTTGGAACCAATACTAGCTCCCTGTGAACCCGCCAGCGCCCCGCCGAGTTGTCCCCCGACCAGCGCTCCGCCAACACCAAGACCGGTGGAAAGAGGGTCACGCGAAGTTGCTACGTTGTAGCCCGTATTCGCGATCTGCCCGGCCGTTCCGCCAAACTTACCAAGTAGTCCCTGAATCGCTGCTTTAACCGGGTCTTGCGAATTCAGCGCACTTGCGCCCGCATTAATCAGCGAGGTCACCGGATTCATATTCGCAAAGAAGCTCATTATCTTCTGGGCCTTCGAGCCCCAGAAGCCACCTTCATCTTGCGAGGAGAACCCGTTCTTGTTAGGATCAAAACCCAGCGAGGAAGGGCTCTGCGATGGGACCGCGGTTAAGCCTACCCCTGAAGCATCTCCGTAGCCCGCATCGTTAAGATTCCAGAGGGACGACAAGCTGTAGTCCGTCGGAGTGTAGCTATCGTTCCAGGAGCCTAAACTACTCCCAAGCCCGCCTCCAATGTCGTAGCCGCTTGGAGCCGTCAGACCCGGCGACGTACCGCTGAAGCCATAACCATCAGTCCCTGATTGATCCGGCGCGGACAGCCCAGGACTTGTTCCGTTTCCAAAACTGTAATTACCGCCGGAGAAACCCCCGCCTAATTCGTCTGCCATAGAAGCTCCTTATTTGTAAGTTCCAGTTTTAAACCAAGCTGCCACGCCTGCAATCGTACCTATGATCAGAATGAGCGGTTTCAGCACCCCGCCGAGCCAGCCAAGCACGCGGAAGAATGAACGGCCCAGACTGACGATTTCCAGCACTTCCGCGGTGTTACGACTATTAGTCTCAAGCATTTGTTTCAGTGTCACGAGTTCCTCCGCATGGCTGTTAACCCTGCGCTCCAAGATATAGATTGTTTCACAATGCGGTCCGCAGAGATCTGCATCACTGGTAACATTAGTCGCGCGTCTGTCGTTGTCCATTTTGAGCCTCAGGTTAAGTTGCAGGAGTCTGCGCGGTGAGCAGACCTTTAGTGAAAGTCATCGAACCGTTAGTGCCGCCAGCAGTGAGCTTCGCCGTCGTGATCGTAGCGGTGAGTCCTTGCAGGTTAGCTGTAGGAACCAGCCCAAGAGCAATTGTCCCGCTGGTCGTGATAGTTCCGCCCGTAAGTCCGGTACCTGCAGTGATGCTCGTCACGCTTCCAGAACCGGCGCCTCCGGAACCCAGATTGCTACTTAAGTCAATGAACCAACGAAGCCAGATTGGGTTGAATACCGACTTCCCGGTCAGTTCATCCACGACCACCGGCAACGCGTAGGTGGGCGGCGGCTGAAACGACGTAATACTCATAGCGTTCCCAGATCAAGCTGCAGTTCAATCGCTTCTAGGCGCATACGCGTATCGCACTGATGGCGGATGTGAATAGCCCGCCGGCGGAAACTTCCGCAATTAGCCAGAAATGCACGGGCTACACTCAGGTCAACGTGGCGGAAAGCGCTCCAGCCCTCGAGCTTATAGTCCAAGTCGTTCACGCGAACCTGCAAGGAACTTCCAATAACTTGATCCCCGATGAACTCCATGAAGTTCAGCTGCTTCTTCCGCCGCACCCCTCCGTCGAAGTTTGGCGTGTACAGGTCAACCGTGATCATAGCCCCGTCATCGTTAGTGTATATAGCATCAAACCGATACAACTTACCATTCGTCTCATGCTGCAACACACGTCCAGTTCCCGGCAGATACGTGCTAGCCACGATCTTGAAGTAATTCCCGTTCTCATCAGTCCACTGCGCCCACATCTTATCCGTCAGGTCGTAGACGAGCGTGAGGTTACTATTCTTCAGCGTGAACACGTAGAAACGATGGCCCTCGAACTTGATGCTGAAGGAATACACCGAGCTAAAATCAGCATCCCCGAGCAGACGCTCAACGGCCTTCGTAGATACCACACTTGCTTTCAGGTTATCGACCATCAGCACTTGTACAGCAGACGAGCGATTCGTAGCCAGCCACAGCAGTGTCCCATCGATCTCCTGCACGGAATCTGCACTAACGCAACCGTAGTTAATCTTAGCACCTTGCACGGGAGCAAGGGGAAGTGCCCCTACAGGATTCTGTGCGTCGTAGAAAACTTCCGTCGACCACTCCTTCAGCGCTAGGACGTACACAAGCTGCTTCGCCAGGGCGATTCCGCGGTCAGGCTCGATCTGCGCGCCGAGCAGGTTAAGCACATCAGTCCACTGGTCCGGCGCGTTCATCCCCGCCACGGTGTCGCTGCCATGAATGTACGCCTTCACGTCCATGCAGTACGTCGTACCGTCCAGATACGCCCAGCCTTTCACTCCCGCATCTGCGTAGGTGTTACCGGGAAAGTTTGCTCCCGCGATCTGTGCGAGTGTTGTTCCATCCCAGTTATATGCTGCAATTCCATTCCCGAGCTGCAAGCGTGGTGTAGCGCCGAGACTGGAAGCGAAACGGTAGACTCCTCCGGCAGCATTGACCGTTCCAATACCTGCACCGTTCTTGTAGAGCGTGGACCCGAAGATTGCATAAATATCCCCTCGCCAGTTGTAGACGCCTGCCCCTGCGTCTGGAGGCACGTTGTTGTAAGGAGACAGGCCAGGACGCTTGTATACCCAATACTCACCTTCGCCCTTACCCCTCTCCATGTAGCCGTTTACCAGCTTGGCGTCCTTGTCCGCGGTCTCACTCCGATTCTCCGGTTCGAGGACCAGAGGAAGACGCTTCGGCAGAACGACAGTGTCGGCTTGTCCCATTATCTAAAGCTCCGAGTTGCGTGGCCACCTTGGGAATCTGGAGTGAACCTCGTCGGAGCATCTTCCACATCCCAGTCTTCCAGCATTGTGCGATAGGCTTGCGCACGTTGCTGGCAGCGGTCCATGATCGCCTGGGGCTGGCCAGTAGCCAGCTCATCTGCCAGTCCCCAGCGCAACGCAATTCGCCACTCCATTGGGAAGTTCATCGTCTCCGTAAGGGAGATGAAGTTCGTCACCTGCTTCTGCACGATCACGTGGGCAGTGCCCGTTGCCGCCTCCGCGTCCGGTACGAGCCAGAAGAACACGGGCAGCGACGTTTGCTGCTTGTTGACGAAGTACGAATTAATCTGACCTTGCTGGTTGATCTGGCTCAGCCTCACGTAGTCATTCCAGCTCATCACGTTAAGCGGTCGACGGATACCCTGGCTGCTCCGGTAGTACGCGTCAATGATTCGCGTAGGCTTCGGCATCACTACGTCACCCGTGGGAGACAAGGTGTAAGTCCCTTGCCCCGCCACCAGCGTAATGGCCAAATCTTCCAGCAGCCAAAGCTTCAACCCCTGCGTCTGCCAGAGATTAATGATGTCAGTCAGCTTCCGCATTCCGACCACGAATTGCTCTGAGTCTGGAATCTGCCCCTGCTGAGTCAACCCTGCGTCAAAGTACGCATCGGCGATTATCGAAACAGGGGTGTTATCGTTAGGGGCAGTCATGAAGAAATCCTACGAATAAAGCTTGATCATTTTCACCGTCAGTGTGAAGGACTGTACAGTCGCAACCCAGTTCAACGAGCGCACGAGGATGTTCCCAGTGTAGCCGGCCGCAGCAGAATCGGGCACCAGGCCGGGACTCCAACAAACCTCGTTTGAGTCATGGAAGGTCCCAATCATTTGCGGAGTAGTTGCTTCCCACTCCAGCACAGCGATGTTACCGGCGGATACGGTGAACTCCACTTCCCGAACACGAAAGCCAGTGAAAGTCTTCAATGGCTCGTTATTGGTGAACAGAGCCTTCGTGATCAGCGCGGTCGAGGCAAGGTTGGATGTATCCAGCACTGCCGTAACTCGCGCGATCGCGTTCCGAGGACCGTCTGAGATAACTTGCACATAAGTTGTGTTAGCCATGAGTTACTCCAGCTTAGCGAGCTTTAACCGCATAGATGTAATCCACCGTCATCGTCTTCACAGCCGCCGCACCGTTCACGAAGCCAAAGCTGATCGTCAAGTTACTCGTAGGCAACGCCGCTGGGGTCAGTCGCCCGAGCAGCACGCCGTCCTTGAAGTACTGAATCTCCGACCTGCCGTCGTAGTACCAGGCCAGTTCAACCATAGTCGCGTTGACTAGCGTACCAACGGCACTCGCTGTCGTGCCGACCGAGCCGGAGTAACTCGCTACGTCAAAAGTTGCGGCACCGGAAGCCTTGCTGAAAAAGATGCCATCGCTAACTGCGGCGGGGGTAGTGTCCGTCACTTGCAAGCCCATGACGAAACCGGCCAGGGTCACATCGCTCATCTGGAACATTGCCTTGAACCAGGCGGGCTTTCCGGCGGTCATAGTGAAAGAACTTGCGACCTTCTGCAGATAGGTCGAGTCCGTCGCGCCTGCGGTAGTAGTCAGCAGCAGCAATCCACCATCACCCGCAGCTAATGCCTGTGTCGGTGTCGTACCTACGTTCGTGACAGTCCAGTCTGCCGCCGTGTAAGTGTCAAAGTCATTCCAGTAAGTATGGAACTCGCTCGCGTCCGGCTGCCCCATCATGCCCATTGGAGCATTGACTGCCGAATTAGTAACGCCGTATTTAAACCTGGTTGGTGCACCCATATCAACTCCTAGTTACGTTCTTGCGAACGGGAGGGAACTCCCGTAACTGCTGGAACCGCCAGCCCGGCGCAGGCTAAGCCCTTGGTGATATCCACGCGCATTATATTGGAATAACCCGCGTGGATATGGTCAAGACCTTAGCCCTGTTTACGGACCGTTGCTGCCGAAGACCCCTCGAGGATCCGTACAGCCCACACTGAGACGCATGTACGAAGCGGCTTTCGCGTTCTTGGTATCGAAGTCATTGTCCTGGTCGAACATCGGACGATCGCGCCAGAAGAAGGTCATGCCGTTCGGAGCATTAGTGCGGACGAACCACGCGTGCGGGGCAGTGAAGTAGTGATTCATCTTGATGCCGTCGGGGAACGCATTCGTCGCCTTCAGCACGTTAATATCATTATTCGCTGTACCAGACTGCAGCACCGATTGCAGAATCCGGTTCGCGTTATACCACTCGTTGCGGGAGATATGCAGCGACTTCGGCATGATGTTGATCAGCAAGCCTGTGTCATTCTGCGCACCCATGATCTGAATGGTCAGATCTTCCAGCGACGCTTCGGCCAAGTCAGCTGGAGGATTCAGCGCGTTGCTGAATGTCCCGCCGGTAGCGTTAACGTGGCTGGTCGACACCAGCGAGGCGCCGTCGGCGGTAGCGAAGTACGTAGTTGAAAACGCGTTGTTGTAAGGGAAGGCTGCGATATTCTCCACGGTTTGATTCATGGAGAAAGCATTCGCCTCCGCGCGCCGGGTAGCGACTTCCTTGTACAGATTGTCCCGCATTTCTTCAAACGTGACGATGAAGCCAAGGGCGTATGCCACGTGGGTGTAGGTCGAAACCACACCCTGCAGTTCCCCGTCGTAAGTCACCGGGGCGCCCTGCGCTTTCACCGGAGCCAGTCCGAACGGAGTGATCTGCACGCCTTGTTCGTACGCTTTGTCGGAATCCTTGACCTCGTAGAGATCCGTATATTCCACCGCGTGTTGGTCGTAGACCTGGCCCCAGGTCGTGAAGACGCCGGGCCACAGAAGTTTCGGGTGCGAGCCCGTATTGATTACACCACCAGCCATGTTGGTTCTCCTTGTTAGACGCCAGCGGCGCCAGTACCCGTGCCGAGTTCATGCACGTTGATTTTGACGAGATGCTTGGCGTACGCGCCGAAGGCGTTATCCAGGCGGCGAACCAGGCCCATGAGACGCAGTTGCAAGGTTGCAGTAGTCGCCGGAGTGCCGCCGGTTGCGGAAGCCAGCTGCCAGCCCGAGACGAAACCGTTGCCAGTTCCTGCGATAGGAGCGGTATTCATGCCGATGTCCGTAGCTGCCAGCGCAGTGCCGTTGGATTGTTCCTGGAGTTCGAAGAGCACCATCGGATCATCCACCACCATTGCGTACCAGTCGGTCGTTTGCGCTGCCGCAGGACGATAGGTGATATCCAGGTTCGACGGATTGCCAATCAGGCCTTCCCGCGTACCCAGGCCAACGATCACGCCGCGAAGCGCGCCGGTTACAGTGCCGAGGATAATCCCTGGCACGCCGTTGGCGTCAGCCGTCCCGCTGGACTTGACCGGGTCGCCAATGTAGAGGGCAGTGGTGTAAGCCGCTGCGATAGAGTAGAGCCGAGCTTGGCCATTCCAGGGAGCACCGTTGAGGTACTGCACCGGAGTGAACCCAGTCGGACGATTTGCATTTGCCATGTGAATCTCCGTTGGTTAAGATTGTTTCCGTTTAAAGAAGTCGGGAATTTGCGTCCGCGCCTTATCCACGTAGCGATGTTGAGTGTCGCCGCGAGCATCGTTCTCAGCGCCAATCATCCCGCCCACGAGGGCGTCACGAACTTGCGTATTGCGTGCCTCGATCAGTTTCTGGTCGTCTTCCCACCAATCTTGGCGGATCTTCATGAGAATTAAACGAACTGGCTGACCATCTTTTCCTACCTCTTGCCCAGCGACAATGCTTACTCGGGAGCCCATGTCAGTGCTGCCCGACAGGGCTGAATCCCCGCCCAGCGACACGTTGTTCACAAGCGATTCTCTCTCATCCACGTACTCATATCCAGCGTCAATGGCACGGGCCAAGCGCTCTGCGGTGCCGAGGAACCAGTGAAGATGGTAGCCGGGAATGTCCGCGACCTCCAACTTCTGCACTGGGACGCTCATGGGAACGCGCTTGCGTTCAGCTGCAGTTGCCGCTTGGCGGCTTGCGGGATTCAGTTCTTGCAGTGCCATATCATTCTCCAAAATATAACTCAGCGTACCGATTACGCCAATCTTCAACCTTTGCGTACTTCTTACCCGGACCGACGAAGCGCTTGGAGTCTTGGTCACAAGCAGCCCGTGCTTCCGAAGGCATGGCAGCGTAGCCCTTTCCGCGCGGGGCGGAACTTCCCGCACTACCCCCGCGGCCAGCTCCACCTTCAACCTTGTCCTCCCGCGGAGCGAGGGCGCCGCCGAGTTCTTTCTGCATCTCCCGCGTTACGAGTTCGAAGAATCCGCGGCCCTGGGAGGTTTCGCCCTGGGAGCGAAGGTCATCAGCTATGGCGAGAGCCAAGGCAGTCTTACGCTTGTCAGTCCCAAACCAAGGATTCTCGCGATTCCACTCCACCAGTTCGGGAGGAGGGACGAAAGGTTGCTGCTGGACTTCGGCCGGTTTCACCGGAGTCGGCACCGTTGGAGTAACCGTAGTCGCTTCCCGCAGTTCGATCAACTGCTCCGTCAGCTCTGCCACGCCTTGGTGATCCCCAGCTTCCGAGGCCGCCGCCAACTGCGCCCGGACTTCCTTCCGCGCAGTCTCCACCGCCTTCTGTGTAGCGACAGTGTGGCGTTCCTCCATCTGCGCGATAGCGTTCTGCGCCTGGGCCAGTGCCTGGGCAATCTGCCCCGACTGTGCCTTCACCGCGTCTAGCTCCGTATGCAGCCGCTTGTTCTGTTCGCGGACAATCGGAAGCACTTCATTCCCGCGACGGATGTATTCATCTGCGTCGACGAAACGCTCTGGGTCAGCGCGAAAACGCGAAGGCGGAATCCAGCCCATTGCCTCAGCTTCCCGCTGAACTTCCGGAGTTGCCTGACTTTCTACAAGTTGTTCTGCGTTAGGCATTTTCCACCTCCTCATGCGTGATTGCGCAGAAGATATCCCGGTCATTCACCAGACGATAGGTCTGGCCATCCGACGGTCCCTTGGCCACGAACCCGGCGAACTTCGTCACCAGCACGCGATCACCCACCTTCGCCCGCGGGCAAGGCTCATCATGCCAAGCGCTCGGACCGACTTCCACCACCACCGCGCGGTTGTCCACCATATTCATCCGCCCCTGGACAGATTCCGGCAGCACGATCTGCGCTCCCCGGCGTTCAGGTTCGTACAGTTTAATCAACACAGCCACGCCCAACGGCGCGAGCCCCGAAGTATTTTCATTCATCCTGCTCTCCTATAAATTGCTCGTAATCAAGCCCTTGGACAAAGGCATAGCCCTTGCAAGTACCAATATTCCCCACGTTCACAAGCGCCATTGTTGCCGCTTCGTAATCCGTGAAGCTACCACCTTCCCACAGTTGGCGCAATTCCTCACGCTTCTTAGAGAGGATTTCCATCACAGCCCGTGTAACTGGGTGCGACTTCCATTCGAGAAACTCTTCTTCGCTGAAGGTCCTACTCATTTCTTATCTCCATGTTGCGAGGTCGCGGCGCCTTGCATCCCAATATGATGATCCGATTGGATCTTGGTAGCTTTCAGCAACTGCTCCACTCGCGTGTTAATCTGTTCGTTCTCGGACCGAACGCGGGAAATCTCCGCGTTTATGATGGCCACTTGAGCGTAAGCTTGTTCTGTCTGCGCATTCGCAGCTTCGTTCTGAGCTTTCGCCTCCATTTCCGTAATCTTCGCATTGTTGACCCGCATTTCTTCCTGCAAGGTAATCGCGAATTTCTGCATCTCCGCCTGCAAGATCTTGTCTTGTTCAGCCAGACGCCCTTGGATCTTCGTCTCTTCAATAACCAGTTTCGGGTCCTTCGCCGGAGGCTGGCCTTGCGTGCCCGGGAACACCTCAAGAATATTATCCACTCGCAGGGCCTTCAAGAACCGTGTCTCCACTGCGTCCCGGTTGTACCCTGGAGTAGACGCGGCGGCTTGCTTCAAAGTGCCCGCCAGTTGTAGCCGCATTGAGTCGCTGGTCACGCTTGGGTCCGCTACAGGGGAGATCACATCGAGCGTACCTTTGTAATCTTCCCGCGTGACCCCGAATGCCTGGGGCTTATCCAGCGGCAGGAACATGCTGTTGAGCTTGTAGAGTTTCGTGAACTCCGCTTTGCTCGACCGCCAGATGCGCTTGAAGATCGCAGTGTAGATTTTCTGCCCCATCTCCACCATAGTTTGCATGGAAGATGCGGGAGTGTTCTGGCCCGGATTCTCCCCTACGCTGATATCCGTAGTCCCGCTGATGCGCGAGGTGTAGTTGATCAGGAGGTTGAGCAGCTGAAACAGCACATCCGACGGAGCATTCACCGGCAGCGGGAATATCGACTTGCGCAGATCATCGCCAGTAGAGTCCACTCGCTTCCATTCAAACGGAGCAATTGTGTACACTCCACCGTGTATCTTCGCACCGCGCCCGAGGAATCCTCCCGCTGTCGTCTGCATAGTCCCGGCATCCAGGAGCATATTGACCAGGGAATTCACCGATTCATTCAGCGGCCCGAGGAACACGCCGAAGCCAATATCGTAGATTCCGCCATCCGGGCTTGGAATGAAAGTCTTCTTGGTGAAGTATTCCATCGCCTGAATGCGGATGATTTTGCCCTTGCGTGCGCCAGAGGCCACTCGTTCAATAGCTTCCTCCGAATCGAAACGCGTGACTATGCGCAGGATATAACCTGAATTTTCCTCGAAAGTAATAATATACGGTTCGGCGTATCCGTCCTGGTCCAGGTCCAGATTCACGTGCTGCTCCAGCAACGTCAGCGGAGTCGTATCATCCGCTTGCGGGGGCGTCACACCTTGTCGCTGGTCCTGCTCGACTTGCTGCGTAGTGCGTCGTGGCGTCACCGCTTGGGAGTACCAAGCTTCCTCCAAGCAATCTCGGAATACTTCGCGGAGGACTTTCTCATACACTTCATTCCGAAACATCGGGAGCTTGTGAGTCTTCCGGGGGCAATCTTCCAGGGACTTAGCCCAGTAATCCAGCACTAGATCTTTCGCCAGGACCAGCTCACTCACGTTGTGGCCGAAGCTGTGGGAATAGTACGACTTCTTAAAGTTAGTCCCTACGATGCTGAGATTCAGAATGGCTTTATCTTCTTGTTCCTCCCAGGCCTGGTCTTGGTACAGCAACTGCCAGGACATATGCTGCGACACCCGTTCAGCGCGAGCAGAAGCTTCAGGCGTAGACTCAAACACAGTGCACTTCACAATGTCTGCCCCGTTCACGATCGCAGGATAGGCCCGTGCATGGAACTGCATAGCGGCAATCGTCACCAGCGGAAACGCTACGTTCGAGCACCCCGGCCAGGGGAAGTTCTTGTCCTTAGAAATCTGCAGGGCCAGGTCCATACCGGCCTCATTCCGCTTGAGCCAAGTCACGCGAGACTGTTCATCAGCCTTGTACCCATGCAAGCACTCCGAACCGATCTGCGCCAGATCCGCGTCGCTGAAACGCTCGCAGAGGTTCGCGGCCATAATCGCCTTACGGTCCAGGGTGAATTCTGTTTCAAGATTAAGCATTACTAAACCTTCATTAAATCACTAATAAGTGCATCAACTACGGTAGCACTTAATAGATCATTTTCGCCGTGCACTTTAAGGCCAGTATTTGCAACTTTTAAATAAACCGCAGCAGCTTGTAGTGTTGCTACATTATCTTTAGCATGTCCAAGCATGTGATTGCAGTGATCACATAGCAAACCGCGTACGATCCCTGTAGCATGGCAGTGATCAAGTGACAGACTTTTTATCTTACCATCCTTGCCCTTAACCGTCTCAGCATTTCCACAAATAGCACAGCTGCCTTGCTGCTTTTCAACCAGCGCCATTACATCCTTAGTTTCCAGTCCGTACGAAGAAGCCACTCGCGAACAACGGTCAAACTCAGGATTAGCAGCGCGCCAACGCCGTGAAGCTTCTAGTATCTTATCTTTATTAGCGTCTTTCCAAGCTTGCGTAGAACCTGACATTTTAGTATCCTGTAACAGTAGAGCGGCCATCTGAACCACCTTTAGGTCTATTCCAAAAGCCTCTTTCGAGTTCCCACTCGTCTTCAGTAAAGAAATCTTCCTTCTCCACGATCGCCAGCTCGTCAAAACCCCTATTGAGCAAGGCTGCAGAGTCGAACTGATCATCCAGCGTCGCCTGGGCAGTCCCCGTGAACCGCAGATTTTCTTGCTCAAAATCCGCGTACCACTCCGCCTGCTTGTCGAACCGGCATTGTCCTGCGCGCATCCGGCGCTGGTAAGGCCGCCCGCGCGTGCCCTTATCCTTCACGGGCAGAATCGCCTCAATGTTGATGCGGATATCCCGCACTTGCATCTCCCGATACACCATCGACTTCACTGATTTCCAGATCACTCCATCTTCGACCCAGAAGACTTCCGGGTTCCAGCGAGTTTGGATATTGAACATCTCATCAATCCACTCAACCGGGTCCCAGCGGCCCTTGCGCACATCGATGTGGTGAACCAAGTGGTTAACGTCCTTACCTCCAACAACGAAAGCGGTTCGGTTGGCTGCGTCAGCTCGGGACACGGCGAAGTCGGCAGCGGCGCAGATGATCTTGTCAGTGTCATAGTCATCCTCGGACATGGGGATAAAGTCGGCTTGGCGAAGGAACGCTTCGGAGTTGTCGAGGGGATTGTTCAAGAACTCTTGCGAGTAACCCGCAGAATCCCCATCCTCGATGAACTCCTGCCGACGTCCGCGTAGCCGTTCTTCCGGCCACTGCTCCGGCCAGAGGATGTTGCTGAAGTCGTCGAAGGACTCGTGCGCCTTGTAGAACAAGTGCTTCCAGGAGCGATTCTTCCGCAGGCGGGACAACAGCGAGTCATCATGCAAGATTGTCCCGTGCACCCGCGTCTTCCCGTAGCGTCCGAGCGCCTGCTTCGCTGCGCGGAAGAACCAGATCCGAAACTTCTTCCGGCGATCCGGATTCTCCACCTGCTCATCATCTTCCATGTCGTCGCAGACGAGGAGGTTTGGCCGCTTGCCCTTCCACAGCCGTCCCCGGATGCGCTGCCCGGCGCCCCGGCACAGCACCCGAAACCGATGCCCGTCATTCATCACGACTATCATATCCGTCCGAGCTTCCGACTCGAAGCATTTAACTCCGAACTCCCTGCGCAGGTCGTCATTTTCGTGCAACTCTTCCGCGATGTTGGAGAGCTGTTCCGCTGCGAGATCTTCCGTGGAGGAAATCAGGATCACATAATCCGCTTGGCGGAAGAGGGTCGCGGCCAGTATGTAGACTGTTGTCAGCGCAGTCGACTTTGCATGCTCCCGCGGAGCAATCACCATAGCATTTGGTTCGTCAGAAGTATAAAGCTTCCACGCGTCCCGGTGCAGCTGCGGAGTCGGCGCCCGATTGTCGTAGCGAGGCGAGATGAAAGCTCCAGCGAAGCTCTCAATCACGTCTGCGTTGAAGGGTATTGCCATATCAGCCAAGCACCGAAAGATATCCCGACACGCTGCGGGTAGCGCCAAGTGAGCTAACAGCTGTCGCCACGAGCAGATACGTCACGCCGGCCACTCCACCTACTAGCGTCTGCGTAGCGACTTTACCACTGAAGCCAGGACTGCCGCTCCGGATCGCGCCGGGGGACGGGTCGACCCCAGAATAGACAGTCGCTGTAACGGTGACGCTGGTGATGCTTTCTCCCGCATTGGTAAACTGCGACGAGAAGTCGAAGGGGACCGAGCTGGTTTCGCTGGTGGTTTTGGCATCGAAGATACTCCGGTAGGACATAGTGCAGCTGATATAAGTTACGCGATGTAAGGCTTGAACGCGCTAGCTAGCGCAGAATAGCCTGCCGCCAGATAATGTTTGCTGTCGCGGTAATACCCAAGTGCCACGGCAGTTGCGTAATCGCCAGTCAGATTGCGAACATCAAGCACGGGGATGCTATTGGACACGCCCAAGCTAGTGTAAATGTCCCGGTAAATCTGCTGCTGTGCATCCGGCGTAGACACTGGATTTGTAGGAATTCCACAGAGAAGAATTACATCACCAGACAACTTGGCTGCCGTGATGACAACCTGCGTGTTGTTAGTGAACGCCGTTACGTCTGTCGCCGCCGCCCAGTCATTGATAGTCATCATAATAATGGTCAGCTTTGGCGCAAAGGCTTTCAGCGCATTGGTGTAGGCCCATGCGCCGATGACATTCGCCGCTTGTGCAATGTTGCCGGAACTCCAGCCACCAGACAACACGGTTACTTCTTTTTGAGCAGAGTTGTAAGCACGGATAAGGCCAAAGTTAATTGGCCCAACAGGCTTTGAACCATTTCCAGTCCGGGCCAGAGATAAAGTGTGCATACCCAATGATCCGCAAGGAATCACCGTCTTCACAAAGGCGCTTGTTCCAGCAGTGTCAACCTCTGTCACCGCCCCGCCATCAACTGTCCAGCCGAAATTGCCGTTATTGGTGCTACGCTGCCACCACACGTCCATGTAGTCGCAAGGTGTTTTCGGCGTAAAGGTCAGCACATCCGTGTTAGGCGTGTTGCTTGTCCACATATTGCCGCCGTAAGTGGCAACCACTGTAGATACCCAGTTTGGTCCTACATTGAGCCGGTAATCATGGTCGTTTGTAACGGTACAGAGTTGAGAACCAGAGTACGCGCCATTCATGCCGTGAGTGCTTGAGAAGTTCTCAGACGATCCGCGATTCAGAAGCGCGGCAAGAAACGCTGTCCAGTTGGAGTTGAAACCGTCAAGACCGTAACCAAATGTTAGCCCTGTGTTTGCTTGGCAACCCATCGAAGTACTATCACCAACCACGCAAATTGTGGCATCAGCCGTTTGCGCATTCACGGCCGCCCGAGCTGCCGCCCAGATCGGCAGTTGAGCGTCAAGCGATCCGCCCCCCGACCCGAGCAGTGACTGCGTACCCAAGTATGCAGCAGACAGCTGCGTGCTGCCTCGATACATTTTGGAGATAGCCGTCAAGCCAAGATTCAGCCCCATAATCAACCTACAATCACATAGAGGGTTGTGTCAACCTTGGTGCCCAGCGCGTCATACTGCGCCTGTGTCACTACAGCAATCGTTAACACGGCTTTTCCGGTGGTTGCGTCTGGGTTACTCACAGGCACGTTAACGGTCGTGCCCGTGCCACTGATGAACCCTACGAGAGCTCGCACGGGACTTTTTGCGTAAGTCGTGATTCCCATCTAGCGCCCCTTAGCTCTAGTACCCGGAGCGCGCTTCAGCACAGCCCGGGGAGTGGAAGGTAAAGGGCTCTGACGCCCGCGAGATTTCCCTGGTGCCCGGAAGGGCGCGCGGGAGCGGGGAGTTACTGCCACCTAGCACCCACCGGCCATCTTGTAGTGCATGCGCACGGGCTCCGCCGGAGTGGGTACGAAAGCCGCTTCGGTCTTCACGGGCACGAGATTTCGCTGCACCAGCTTCGTCGGCACGCCATTACGGTAGCCGCCTTCTTTCCCGCCGGAATTTTTTGGAACAGACTTAGACATCTATCACTCCTTGGTTAGCCACAACTCCACGAACCTTCGACTGCAAATCAATCAACCGATTGGCCAAGATGGCCAGGTGATCCTGCGCATTCACTTGCGGCGCCGGGGCATTCCCGCCGACCCCGATGGCCTTGGCCCCCAGCTCCACTGCCCGAAGCACCACGTTATCACTGACCTGAGGAGCTTCCAGCTTCTCCTGCAACCGCTGCAGGGAGAGCAGGGTGACTCCCCGAAACCGCTCCTCCATTGTGGCCACGAGCGTTGGATCACAGATCTCTGCCCGCCTGGCTGCCATCGCGGCCTGCCAAGCATCACTGGCCATAACATTACACACCCAGCTCTGCGAGTACCCGTAGCGAATGGCCAACTGCCCCTGGCTAATCCCTGGATTCGCGAGAATAAAGTCAATCATATCCGTGTGGGTATAGTTAACTTTCGCGAGCTTCCCCGTCGTGGGAGCTCGCTCGCTCGCCTGCGCTTCCAGAATCTCCACAAATCCATCAGCCAAATCGGTCATAGTTTACTCCGTTAATCTCTGCTAATAATTCAGCTGTTTGGCCCTGAGCTTCAACTAGCGTATTTTGCAAATACGTGATGCCCTTAGCTAAGCGTTCTGCGCTATCTTGCGCAAAGCCAATCATAGAATTGCAACTGCCGCACAGTAAGCCTCTAACAACTCCAGTCGCGTGACAATGATCTACAAATAAAGCCGCAACCGTTTTACTGCCGCGTGAAGCTTCTCCACATATTGCACAAACTCCGCCTTGCTTGGCGAGAAGTCTTTGGTAAGCTGGCACGGTCAGCCCGTAATGAAACTCTAAACGCTCTTGCCGGGTTTGCTCTGGACTTACCTTGGATCTATCCCAGAGCGCGGAAATCCTACCTTGCATTTCGGCAATGGCTATATTTGAAGGTTTTGCCCTAGATTCCTGTTTCATAATCGTTAGACGCTTTTCCTAAAAAAAAGTTCCCTCGAATCCCCGGAGCGTCTCCGATCCACCCCCGCGTCTACCCACATCCGAGCGCATTATGCTGGAATAATCCGCGCGAAATTCAATTAAGCTCGTAAAATTACTGGGTGCATTTGTGATTTTTGCGGCTAGATCTTTTTTGCCCCCACCCGGCCTTAAATAACGGGCAGGCGTCGGGGGCGGAGGGGCGCACGGTTCTGGTGCGGCACGCTGCAGGTGCACGGCGCTCCATCGTGGTGCGTTAATGGACCAGATTTATTTTGATTGATTGTGCAAATTGATGGAACTAATGGGACGGACCATTGTCCAATGGATACCAGACGTGATCTGGGTTATCAATCAACCATATGAGGCTCAACCATGAAGAAGATTATCAATGCGGCAACGCGGACCGTGACGTTCACGTTTGATGGGTGGAAGGACAAGGACGGTACGGTCATTGACCCGACGCTGGCTCCGGTTACCCTAGACTTGAACAAGGTTAGTGCGGCTAACATCACATATGCCACGTTGCATGGCTTCGCGGCGCGGGTGGGGGATAATGCAGCGATTGCGAAAACGGCTGAGAATGGGTTCCGCGTGACGGAGGGGATGCGCCGGGCGGAGGTCGATGCCATGGTGCGATTCTATGAGAACGCGGCCAACGCGGACTGGAACATGCGGGTTGCGGCGGCCCCGAAGGTGGCGTTCAATCCGGCCATTCAAGCCATCGCGGCCAAGCTCGGGAAGTCCTACGACGAAGCCCTCGCGTGGTATAACGCGAAGCTGATGGCGGAGCTGGATGGGATGGTGTGATCGGGCGGATGTGGGGCGTGGGCAAAATGAGCGTGCCGAATCCCCGTGGATGCCCCAAATCGGGCCGTGGCGGGCCGAATGGGGGTGAGGATGTGTCGGTGTGCCCCGCCGCGTACGTACGCGTTAGAACGCCATTAAATCCCGCGCGAGTTATCCCGGCATAATCTGCGCTGGCGTAACCGAGCTAGGCCGAGGGGCGTGACAGGCCCCTCCACCGAGCTATGTTGCTCGAATAGGAGGCTCAAATGGAGTATTTCGTAGAACCCTGGGTATAGTGGGTTGTCGGCGCGCTGGTCTTGATCTGGCTGATCGCGGAGTTCGGTGAAGGAGGTACGCCATGAGCTACCTCGAACACGTGGCGCGGTGTGGGCGGGCAGGGGCGCGGCCTCTGGGCTACGTCCGGTGGTTGCGGCTGAGGGACTTCCTCGCGCAAGGGCGGTGACGTGAACGGCGGGCTGGATTACGTCTAGCTCCGCCTTCCCGCGTCTGTCTCTATCTTCCACCTAACTGGCCGCTATCACTCATGGGGGGTTATGGGTAAAAAGGGTGTGTAGTAAGGTTAGTTATTTTTTTATATTTTTTTTCTTTTTAAACCCTTAAACTAACCTTCCCATTTTCCCCGAACCGGGGTTGAGTGATAGCGGCTAGCTAGGAGATAGAAGACGGATGATGGCGGGGGATGGTGGGTGAAGACCGTGGAAATAGATTGAAAGACTGTGGAACTTTGAGGTAAGTCCTCGGTCTAATGGTGTGTGGCCGGATTGGCCGGCTGCGATGATTTAAGGAGAGAGCTTATGGGGAAAGTGTTGAATCCAGCGCAGGTTGCGCAGATTTTTAAGCTTCGAGAGGAGCTGGATGATTGGGGTGATCCGAAGTATAGTGGAGCGTACATCGCGGAGCAGCTGGGTGTGTCGGAAGCGACCGTCTGGCGGGTGTTGAAGAAGCGCGCTGCATATACGGTGAAGAAGGGAGGGAAACAAGCAGCGGAAGATGCGCGGTGGAATGCGCTTAATACGGAGGCCTTCGGGACGGGGGCGGATGCTGCGGAGCTTGCGCGGAAGGCCGCGGAGAGTGAAGCGCGGATGCTAGCGCTTATGAACGGCGCCCCCAAGGCCGGGCTGATGGAAGTTCCTCCTGAGATCGCGGCGAGGGCGAGGGAGTTGCTGGGAGAGCGGGAATGAGCGGCGGGATGGAAGGGGTAGTCCCCACGCAACTCTCCGCGGTGGTGACCAAGCACGGACGAGACATGGTTGCGCTGGTCTATGGCGCAGGGATGGCCGGGGAAGCGACGAAGGTGCTTGGCGTGGAGGTGCGAAGCGCGAAGACGTTCAAGGCACTCACAGTGCTTACGGAGGCGTACAATCAAATCTCCACCAGCTACGCGGCCCAGCGCGGGTGGACGGAGGAGATGCTGCTCGCGTGTGAGCGGGATGTGGAGCTAGCGTTTGCTGGCGCAGTGGTCGGGGAAGCTCCGCTGCCGAAGATTATCTTAACTGGAGAAGCGTGATGGATGAAACGACGAAGTTAAAGTTACAGGCGAGCGCAGCCGCACTGGTAGAGTTGCTTGAAGACCTGTTCGGAGAGCCTTGCCCGTTCACCTTGAGCGTTTACGTGGACGAGCATCTCCACGTGCTGGGGAATATGGAGATTGGAGAATCCTTCCGAATGCTCGAAGATGCGGTGAGGCTGCAGAACGCTACCATCGCGCTCGCGGTTCCAGCTCCTACAACCCTCCAATAATCCCTGCGGAACTTTTCGGCGCAGATTTTGTCTAATACGTGCGGATTATCCGACAATAATGCGCGCATTCAATCAACCAAGGCTCAAATCATGAACAAAGAAAAAAATCCTTCCGCTAACGGCGCGTGTAACTGGGAGAATCGCGTCCCAGCTCCGTGGAGTAAAGCTCCACAACCAAGCGTCCGTCCAAGCGCGCCTACGGGACTGCGTTACCACCAAGCCAAGCTGCGGGAAGCTGGCGTGCAAGCGAAGGCGGTGTGAGATGCGAGAATCTAACGCTACCTTAGCGCAAGCTGCCTGGCGTATGAAGCCTACAGCTGCTGATACTTGGCTGCTTTACGGGATTTCTTTCGGGGCACTAGCCGTGCTGGAGCGCTATCTAGGCAAGGGGGATTTTCTCCTTGACGCGGACGCAACGCAGCAGTTCACTTTCCTTCTTCTTGTTCTGGAAGCAGAAGCATCATGACCCGCATCAACTGCGTTCCTCCTTCCGAACTCTCCGACGCGCACCTGGGGGCGGAGTACCGGGAACTCCCGCGAGTGTTTGCGCTGGCGGAAGCAGCGTGGCTGCGTGGGGAGGCTACAGACAAGTACCCCAGCGAGTACGTCCTCGGCCCGGGTCATGTGAAGTTCTTCTACACGCGTCTGTGGTATCTGTATCAGCGATTCCACCAAATCGTGCTCGAGTGCCAACGGCGCGGGAGAAAAACAACGTTCACCCAAGCTCCTGCCACGGGTCTTCCTGATAGGTACTATCAGAACTGGACTCCTACTCCCGAAGCTCTCGCGCTGAATCGTCAGCGCATCACGGAGCGTTCACCGAAGCAATAGCGCCCTTGTCGAAGGGAGTGACAGTCCCTTCCGCAGCTGGCACTGTGCGAGTAACTGAGGTTCAACTATGAAAAAACTCAACGAAGTCCCGTTCGTCTCCAAGCTCCGGTACGCTCCCCGCGAACCGCTGGATTGTTTTCAGGGCAGTTACGCCAACGGGCAGACTGTGCTGCTCCTGCGCGATGCGATCACTGGAGAGCCTGCGTGCAAGGCCACGGTGGCGGTGGAGCCCTGGCAGAAGATCCCAGCGGACTGTGTCGTGATCAAGAACTGGAGCGAGAATGAAGGCGTGGAAGAGACTCTGCTTGCTGCCGGGATCATCGAACCGCTGAACTACCCGCGCAGCATTCCTTGCGGCCACGTGACAGCCAACGTCTACCGCCTCAAGGAGCAAGTATGACCACTCCCTACACCACGAGCACCGGCGTCCAGATCGGGTTGCTCTACACTCCACCAGCTCCGCTGATCCAGGGAGACATGCTGCGGCTGCAGTCAGCCCTGCTGGCCAAGCGCTACTCGACTCCCTTGTGGCTGCGACTGATCTGGAGGTGGCTGTGATGCTAACCCGAATCCACGGAATACCCTGCGAGGTGGAACTCCTCCACGTCAGCGGTCAGGCTCGTCCCGCGATCACCCAGGCAGAGCCCGACTACTGCGCCGAGGAGGAACACTTGGAGGTCTCCTTCGCCATCCTCGACCGCCGGGGGAGACCGGCCGACTGGCTGGAGGAGAAGTTGTCCCCGGCAGAGCGGAAGCGCATCGTGCGGGAGTTGCTGGCGGAAGACGAAAGGAGCAGAGCGTGAGTACTCCTAGCGTTCTGTGGGGGTTTTTCCACACTACTTGCATATACGAGTCAGCTGCTGCTCTTATAAGCTTGCATTTAACGAAAGCTACCGCATGGCGCGCTATGCACAAAGCTCAATGGGAGGCTTGGGTTGCATTGCAACAACGCCAAGGTACTCCACGAAACTGGCGAGTTGGCTCTCGCGAACGTGGCCGTAAAGCTTACGTCTACGAAAGATCTTTTATTAACTCAGTCGAGGTACTGCCATGACCCAAGAATCCTGGATCGCTGAATTCTACCCCACTCCTGCGTGGAAGGTCGACAAGCCTGACGCGCTCGCGCACTCTCTCCGCAAGTGGCGAGGGTTGACGAAGGAGTCCTACGCGAAGCACTTCCCTTGCGCGCCGAAGAATCCTCCAATCCCCGTCGACAACAGCACGTGTGCGCTGTGTAAGCAACATTTCGACACCAGGCAGGAAGAGCTTAAAGTCGTAGTATTGTGCACTGCTTGCCCGCTCTCCCAGTCGCGCTACGGCACTCCTTGCGACTCCCGCATGCCGCATGAGCACACTTCCCCTTGGTCCGAGTGGAAGTCCCGGCAGAACCCGCTCCCTATGATCGCCGCGTTGGAGAAGGCAGTCCGCTTCGTCGAGGCTTCGCGCGTAATTGCCGTAGCATCGAAAATAATTACAAATCCTGCGGAACTAAATCCCAGAGAACCCGTCTAATCATTTCACCAAACGAAAGGCTCAACCGCATGTTAGACTCAACAAAATCCGCGCTGATTCCCCTCTTCGCGCAGCTCGGGGGGATCGCAGCGAAGCTCGCGGAACTCAAGGAAATTGAACGCACTGCCTGGGAGGACGGACGGGAAGAATCCTCTGAAACCTGGGAATCCTTGGAAGAACTGGAAGAACTGCTTATCTCCCTGGCCGACTGGTTCAGCGACAGCGAGCCCGAAGACGAAGACTCTCACGGACTGTGAACCTACCGCAAGAGGGAGCGTGTCCCCCTCCTCCAGTGGGCTCAACCCCTACTTGGGCATAATCACGCAGTGGCCCGCTGCATACAACCTGGAGTATTTGAGATGACTGAAGAAACACAAGCAACCCCCGCGAAGAGCAAGACGGAGTACGCTGAGGTGACCCTGACTGATGGCCGCAAGGCAACCTTTGCGGGCAAGCGCAAGGTGAACAAGGAAACGGTGATTGACGAGTCGAAGATCGTGGTCGAAGGCGACGTGATGCAGATCAGTGCTGGCGCCATCTCCCTCCGCATGGACTTCCGCAACGGCGAGACCCGCCTGATCTCCCTGCCTCTCGCACTCCTGGCCCGTTTCGCTGGCCACGGCGCAGAGCAGAAGTTCGGCGACGAGCTGGCTACCACCGCGGACAAGCCCCTGAGCGAAGACGACATGGTCCTGGCAATCGACGATCTGAGCGCTTTGATCCAGTCCGGCAAGTGGGGCGCAGGCCGCGCAACTGGCGGCGGTGGCGTCTCCGGTGCGAGCGTGGTGGTCCAAGCCATCGTGGAAGCAACCGGCAAGGACCTGGCTACCGTCAAGGCCTTCCTGCAGAAGAAACTCGACGCAGACCCTGGCCTCACTCGCCGTGCGCTGTACGATTCCTTCCGCGTGGCAGGCACCAAAACAGGCGTGATTATTAAAAGGTTGGAAGAAGCCAAGCTGGCCAAGGTGGCCAAGGTCGACGCCGACGCAGAACTGGCGAATATCTAACCAACTGCGTTAACTCTGTGAAGGGGGCTGGCCTGTAAACAGCCCCCTTTGCAGAGGGAACACATTTCCCTTTACTGGTGCGACTGATTGAGCCTCGTTGCACCAGGGCTGGACGGGTGGAGGTACTTAACAGGCTTCCACCCCACAGTTTCCTCAAGAGGCTCTCGAGGCTCAAACTATGAAACGAATCAGTAGGTTCCTGCGAGCACTTGGAGTAGACGTAGTTCTCCCCGTAGTGCTGTTAATGGCAGCTCCCCTCATCGTGCTGTTCTACTGCTTGCTCACTGTAGCATACGCAGTCGGCACGGCCTGGAAGGAGTCCAAATGACTACCGAAGCACACGCAGCATTCATGGGCGCTGAATCCATCGGCAAGCACTTCGGCCAGCATATCCAGCCGCTGCCATTCGCCAAGTATGCGCCGGACCCGGGAGTCAAAACATACCCCAATGGCGCACCCATGTACAGCACTACCACCTTCAAAGACAACGGTGAGCCCATCATGCTTGATCCACAAGGCAAGCGCAGTGTCTTTTGCGACATTGCCGATTGACGACTACGGGGAGCATGGCGCAAGCGGGCGGCGTGAGGACGCAGGCCACTTTAAGCGAATCGATCCTCCGGGATAACCGACTAGTTCTAACGCGAACGCAACCCTCCCCACCTTTAACCCAAACGAAAGAGCAGCATGCAAGTAATCAAAGACGAAGGATCGCACCCAATCAAGGCGTGGGTGAACACCAAGACATCGGAATTTGAGCGCCTAGGCCAAGTACCCGACATCGAAGACTCGGCGCTGACCCAGCTCAAAAACCTGGCTCGCCTGCCCTTCATTCACAGCAATGGTGTGGCAGTGATGCCTGACGTTCATGCTGGTAAGGGTTCGACCATCGGCACGGTGATTGCGACCGACAAGGCCATCATTCCAGCCGCAGTTGGCGTGGACATCGGATGCGGGATGAATGCTGTGCGTTTGACACTTCGCGCTGACCAGTTGCCCGACAACCTCAGTGCCATTCGTAATGCGATTGAAAAGTCGGTTCCGCTTGGTCGTGCCGGACACGCTGACACAGTTTTGGGTGCAGACTTAGAAGACATTCCATACCCTGTTTTGCAGGGACTATTTGCGGGCGACCGCGTAAAGGCATACCTGAAATATGCACCCCAAGTGGGCACGCTGGGCGGAGGCAACCACTTCATTGAAATCTGTGTGGATGAAGCCGATCAGGTGTGGGTCATGCTGCACTCAGGAAGTCGCGGCATCGGCAACATGATCGGGTCGCACTTCATTGACAAAGCCAAGCGCAACATGGAGAAGTTCTTCATCAGCTTACCCGACGCGGACCTGGCGTACTTTCCCGAAGATACCGACGACTTCAAAGAGTACATGGAGGCGGTCCAGTGGGCGCAAGACTACGCGCTGGAGAATCGCAAGGTGATGATGGCGGCTGTGATCCAGGCGCTGCATGACTCGGTGCCCACCGCATTCCTGTCAACTACTGAGGCCGTCGCCTGCCATCACAACTACGTCGAGCGCGAGAACCACTTTGGCCGCAACCTGTGGGTTACCCGCAAAGGCGCTGTACGTGCGCGCGAGGGTGACTTGGGCATCATTCCTGGGTCGATGGGGCAAAAGAGCTACATCGTGCGCGGCAAGGGCAACCTAGAGTCGTATTGCAGTTGCAGCCACGGTGCAGGGCGCACGATGTCGCGGGCCGAAGCCAAGCGCCGCTTCAGCCTGACTGACTTGGTGAACCAAACCGCTGGCGTCGAGTGTCGTAAAGATACAGATGTGATTGATGAAATCCCCGGAGCCTACAAGTCCCTCGACTTGGTTATGGAGAACCAGAAGGATTTGGTCGAGGTAGTGCATACCTTAAAAGCAGTTTTGTGCGTCAAAGGAAATTAAGGAACAACCATGGCATCCGTAAACAAAGTGATCCTAGTCGGCAACCTTGGCCGCGACCCCGAAGTCCGTTATCTCCCCAATGGTGATCCAGTTGCCAACGTCACTATCGCCACCAGCAGCAAGTACAAAGACAAGTCTGGAAATGCAGCCGATGAAATCGACCGCCTGACAGCACAGGTAGAGCCGTACAAGGCTGATGCGGAGCGGTATCGATGGCTGCGCGACACATCAACTGATGTAGCTCTTGTGCTCGATAAGCGAATCAAATGGGTGCCAGAGAATGAAAACGTTCCAGGTGTTGGCGGATATTGGATATATGAGTATCGCGCAGGGGAAGAGCTTGACGCGGCAATTGATGCAGCAATGAAAGGCCAGCCATGCCAAACAGAACAGAATTGAATGAGCTGTATTCGGCGGCTCATGAACTCAAGCAAGTGAAAGCACAACTCAAAAACGCTCTGTCTAACCTGCGCGTGGTAAATGCCGCAGTGGCGAGAGTTTGCTCTGAGCGCGACTCATACAAGGCTGATGCGGAGTTGTGGCGCTGGTGGAGTGAGCACAAAGCGGTCGAGCGCGAGTACGGGTATGACTGCGAGGATGTGCCCGTGACGCTGCACCGGGTTGAAGGGTCTGTCAACGACCGCGAGTGGGTCAAGATTGCTGAGGGTGAAACGCTTGAGCAGGCTGTTCGTGCTGCAATGAAAGGAGATCAGCCATGAGCAATATCAAAATTTGGCAGGAGCGCTCCCTAGAGCGCGGCATCGGATCATGCGAAGCGCGTGACGAAGAACTAATTGAACTCCGCGCAGCCCTTGTGAAAGCAGAGGAGGAGCTTGCAGAATTAAAGGGGCATTTTAAAAACCTTGAGATAGAGCAAGAAATGCTCTATCAAGACATGCTTAATCAACGTGACGCAGCACTGGCAGAGCTTGCGGCGCTGCAAGCCGCCCTAGATGCACCAGAGCCCAAGCCTGAGCCTGAGCCTTACGCCTGGGCATATGTACAGCCCGGGGGAAAACCCTTAATTACGCAGCAACCACCAAGCAGCATGGAGCAAGAGGGCATGTCCGAGTATGAGGTGTCTGTTACCCCGCTCTACACCCGCCCAGCACCAGCCAAGCCGCTGACGGAGCACTTTACGGCTCTCTTTAAAGAACGCCGTGCAAGCGTTACAAGTGCTATTGAGTTTACAGAAAGTTTAGGAGCAACTAAATGAAGCGTTTCATACTCCCCTTCCTCCTCGCATCCACCGCAGCCCTGGCCGACCCGCTCATCTCCGTCAGCACTATCGAGCAGCTCTCCAACGGCCCGGCGGAGCAGTCCAGCCTCGCCTACGGATTCCTCCTCGGCGCAGTGGAGGCAGTGAACGGCTCCCGCATCTGTCCGCCTCCCGGCACGGGCGTTTGGAGCATCGTGAAGCTCGTCGCAGTCGGCCTGGATCAGCTCCCTCCCGGCGCCCCGGCGGCTCGGACGGTCATCCAGCTCCTGGAGAAACGCTACCCCTGCTAACTCTCTCCACCCCTGCGAAAATAAATTCGTAAGGGGTGGAACTTTCGCGCGAAGCGCGTGTCTAATTCACGTGGATTATGTCGGAATAACCCGCACGGATTAACCAACCACTGAGGCTCAAACCATGCAAGATAATCTTGATCAAACATCTCTCGACGATCTTTTTCGTGAGGCTCGCCGGGCTCTCCACGGGCAGACGGTAGGGGTAGCAAAGGCCAAGGCCGCTACTCCAGTCACGCCCGAAGACCCCTATCACTCCTCCGCTTGGGTGAAGACCCGCGGTGTGGCGCTGGTACATGAGGAAACGCGCACAGTCCTGGGTAACTTCACCGAGTACACCAATCGCTTCATCCCCGGCGCTCGTCGGCTCGTGCGGGAGCTGGAAGTCTCCGAGGTCCGCGTCGTGGAGTACGTGACGGGAACTTGGGGAGAGCCTACGGTGGAACCTGTTCGCGGGACAAAGATAATCGGCGCTTGGAGACTCTGTACTATTAACGTCGAACTACCCTGCATGGGGGTACAGGTGCGCAGCGTGGAGCTAAAAGCTTACTTCGGTGACGGCACGCTTGAGCGGGTAGAACTAACTCAAGACACTACCTTCGCGGGGCTTAGCAACGAAGGTTATTTCAACCTCATTTGCATCCCCGCAGGCGCAAACATTTTTTCACAGATGTCGCAGCCGTCAATCAACCTCCTCCTCACAACCCTGGGACAACCAACATGACTATCAAATTACTCGCACGACCGCTCGTGCAGCTCTGGGAGGACACTCCCGAGTGGACTTCCCTCACCTTCGAGGGCGACGACGAGGAGACCGTGGCGAATATAGTCACAGCTTCCCTGCTTATGGCCCGGCACGAAGTGCAGCTGGATGAGGAAGACGAAGCACTTGAACCAATGGAGGTGGATGATGGCGAAGCATCCTAACTTAATCCCCTCGCAGCAGCTCAATGTGGCCTTGCCCCTGCCTGTGTACACGCAACTCAGCGCGCATCTGTACAGCGAGCTGGAAGGCCGTATCCCTCACGGAGCGTACTCGCGGCATTTGACCGACATGCTGCGGAACCAGTTCTCCGGGAAGTCTCTCGACCTCGCGCCGTGGGTGGGAAGTGCCCCCGGCGCGTTCGTGGTGCAAGGGAGCGCGGAAGCTATTCGGGAGTTAGAGTTATGCCTGACGGCGGGGAGAGGCGTGTGAACAAGTTCCTCTCCTACGTTGGCGGTTTCGCTATCGCTCTGACTATCATCTACGGCGCGCAGCGATTGCTCGCTTCCCTCAACCCTCCATCCCCTGCGTGTGCAGTGTCGAAAGGAATCATACTATGAGCGGCCCAATCTCCTTGGAGTTACAATCCAAAATCGCCTCCTGGCGCCTTCGCGCTGCAACTAACGAGCTAACCATCGACGAGATGCGGGAGGGGGTAGTTCACCTCCGCGCAGGCCGCCTATCCGCCGCGAACGCAGCTGCAGCGACCAAGCGCTCCACTGCCGCCGGGGCGAAGAAGTCTGCCGCTCCGAGCCAGGACGATCTGCTGTCTGAGCTGGAGGGACTGTGACCCAGCTTAAGAAGTTCATCGCGGCGCCCGTAGCCATACCTCGTGTTGACTGGATGGCCATGTTGGAACGCTTCGCGGTGGGAGATAAGCAGCTGTTCAAAGATTACACTCAGGCAGGCGTAGCCTCCCGCGTAGCCCACCGAAATCGCAAGGGTGACAAACGCTTCGTGACTAAGGGGACGGAGCAAGGCGTCTACGTGATTCGGGTTAAGTAAGTTTCTGTGACGAGCAGTTTCTCGTCGAATTAAGGAGAAGAGAGATGGCTTCAAACGTAAAAGCAGTTTACATTCAGCGCGAAGAGTGGGGTGCTGATAAGGGCAAGCTCAATGGGTCTATCACCTTTGAAGGCGCCCTGGGAGAAGTTAAGGTACGCCTTAATAATACCAAGGCACAGGCAATTATTGCATTGCTTGCTGATGAGCTGGTTGCCTGCGCACAAGATACAGCAGCCTTGATGCGTAGCGAATTACTAGAACTTCCAGCTCCGGCGGTGGAAGTATGAACCCCCGCGTATTAATCACAGGCTGCGGTCTGACCGTCAGCGAAGACTTTCGCATCTGGGGGGATCTCTGGATCGTGGGAGAATGCTATGTCTTCAACGCTTGCGGGCCGGAGGAAGGTTTGCCGGAGCCTTTTGCAGAGTCGCAGCGGCAGCTAATCATCCACGCCCCTACCGTGGAAGACGCTTTCTTCGAGCGCCGTAACGTTTTCGTAGTTGCGCGGGGGAATGCCACGCTGAATCAAGCGGCACGGGATTACTTGGCTAAGGAGCCGACATGAGCGAACGCCCTCCCTTCCCTTCCGTGATCGACTCTTCCCTGATGGCGTCGTTCAAGTCCTGCCAGCAGAAGTCGTACCTCGAGTCCTTCCTCAACTGGAAGCCCCGTAACCAGTCCGTCCACCTCCACGCAGGGGCGGCTTACGCCCACGGGCTGGAGAAGGGTCGCGTAGCGTACTACGTTGACGGGCACTCCCCAGACGACTCAATCGCCATCGGGCTCAAAGCGCTGCTGGAAGCCTACGGCGACTTCGAGTGCCCGGCAGATTCGCCCAAGTCCGCTGAACGCATGGCGGGGGCGCTGGAATACTACTTCGCCGCGTATCCCCTGGGCGAGGACAAGGCCATTCCCATGACCCTTCCGTCCGGGAAGCGCGGGATTGAGTTCTCCTTCCTCGAGCCTATAGATATCGTCCACCCAGTGACAGGGGACCCTATCCTCTACAGCGGGCGCATGGACATGATGGTTGACTACGAAGGGATGAAACTCGGTGAAGACGATAAAACTACCTCCCAACTCGGCGCTTCGTGGCCTCGCCAGTGGGACTTGCGCAGTCAGTTCACTAGCTACGTCTGGGGGGCGGGTCGCGCTGGCATTAAGCTCGATGGTTTTCTGGTGCGCGGCGTCTCGATTCTTAAGACTAAGTACGACACTTTGCAAGCGATTACGTATCGGCCGCAGTGGTTGATTGCTCGCTGGTACGACCAGTTGCTCCGTGACGTGGAAGTGATGATCCAGGCCTGGGAGTCCGGCCACTGGGGCTGGAACCTCGACCACGCTTGCGCGGAGTACGGCGGCTGTGTGTTTAAGTCAGTTTGCCAGATGCGTTCGCCGGAAGCGCTGTTGGAGCAGCAGTTCCAGCGCCGCCGTTGGGACCCGGTCACGCGGACGGAAACTGTCCTGGAGGAGTGATTGCATTATGTCTTATTCCTACCAAGGCAATGCTACCGTGCAGTATTTCGAGCACGGTCGCTTGGTTGGTTCACGAAGACTGTACTGCTGCGGTGCAATGCAAGCAGGAGAAAGCTTTTCTGCTTATTGGCCACATGTTGCTTACGTGTGCCCTTACTGCGGGGAGATTTGGGCGCGGGAAGTTTATATCTATGAGTTCGAGTATGCACCACGAATACCAGAACCCTGGCAGATTCGTACGCAACCCTGTGCAGAACACGGGGGGGATATCTACCAGTGTTTGCGATTAGAGTCAGCTTCTCCTGAACTAGTCCGCCATATTTTTACAACTTTACTGAAAGGCTACCCATGACTGAACCAATCACCCCTGCAACCACCGTCACGCAGGACCAACAACAACTCGTCGGACCTAAGATCTGCCTCATGGGCCTTGGCGGAACGGGGAAAACGTATGCCTTGGGAACCCTTGCCGACTGGGCAGACCGCAACGGCTTCGAGCTAGCGATCCTGTTCACGGAGAACGGGCTGGAGTCCTTTCTCGGATACTACCGGGATAAGGGCAAGGAACCCCCAGCCTGCATCTACTGGCACCAGCAGAATACACGGCCGATTTCCCTGAAGACCCTGATGGCCACCGCCGACAACGTAGGGAAGCTGTCCTACGAGGCCCTGGCCAAGTCCATTGACGGCAATCGTGGCGGGGAGAACAATGCGTTCTTCAAGATCTTGCAGTCGTGCATGAATTTTAAAGATGACAGAACAGGCAAGAGTCTGGGTCCTATTGATTTGTGGGGTAATACGGGAAGTCAGTTTCTGGAAAGGCCAGTAACGCTTACAGGAGAGCTACTCCCCCTGCAAGTGATTGCAGGGAGACATGCTGAGTACGCTGAATGGCAACGTCTAACAGCCTTGCACGGACTGACTGAGAAGAATAAATTCGGAGCTAGACGCATCTTCGCCATGGACTCCCTGACCGAGACAGCTAACGCTGCCATGAAGATGCAGATCGGTTCCCGCCCGATGGCTTCCCCAGGGGACTACGGCGTGGCGCAGAATAATCTGATGAACT